GCAAACATTGCACAGGCAATGGCTTTATAGGCACACGGGCTCTGGGGTTTTATGAAGGTGCGCAACCGGCTGCGTTTGGCAATCCGCGCCGTTGCACACTCGTCCAAGCAACGCTTGGGATGCGTTAGAATATTAATTTCCGCCATTGGGGGGGTAGCTCAGCTGGGAGAGCGCCGCGTTCGCAATGCGGAGGTCGGGAGTTCGATCCTCCTCCTCTCCACCACCAATACACGCCCAACCGTTCTCGGTTGGGCGTTTTCATTTGCCGATTCCCCGCGCCATGCGGGGTTGTGGGCTGTTTTGCGTGTGCCACCGGTCGGAGCACAAAGGGCCCCCAGGCACCCGGTTCTCCTCTTTTCTGCCCTATCTTCTCTCAAAACCTGCGCGAACTTTTTCGCCGTGGCACACGCACATATCCTTTATTTGCAAGGACTTGCGCGTGTGCCAATTTGAGCGGTTGTCCAGCGTGCCTGGAGTAGCAGTCCATTACGCGAGCGTGCCCGCCGCGCAGGGCATCGAATACAAGCCTGGGCGTTGCTGCGTGCATACGAGCGCAACATAGGCCGCATGCTGGGCGGCAGGTTCTGGTTTGCCCTTGTCCCTGGCCTTGATTTTGAACAGATCGCTCGGCTTGGTACTGTCCAGACCCGCATGCCGCATGATCCGATCAGCCGTCACCGCTTGGCCCTTGAACGACCACAGCGCCCTGAACACCCTGGCCTGACCCTCGGTACACCGGATCGGCGTGCCGTCGCTGCCCGGCAGCGTCACCCATTTGAAGTCTGCCGAGAATGGCCCGTTCACCGGTGTTGCCGGATCAGCAACTGCTGACTTCGTGGGCAGCGCCGGTTCGCCGATGAGGGCAATTGCGCCGCCGTAGAACGTAAAGCGATCCTCCAGCGCCAGCCATTGCACCCCTGCCCCAAAAGGCGAGCCGCGCGTCGTGCATGGTCTGGGCGTAATCACCCGGATATCGCCATCGGCTACGCGCACCCGGTCCAGCAGCGCCGGCTCTTGCCACAGCCGTACCAGATCACGAGCCAAGAGCACCGGCGAACGGCGGGCATCACCCAACCGCCAAACATCGTCGGCCAGATCATCGATGCCGTCGCGGCTTTCGATTCCGAGCGCCAAGCGCATCTTCTGGCGCAGCCAATCTTCGTCCAAAGCCAGCGCCGTGACGTCTTCGTTTTCCACCATTACCGGCCCGCAGACCGGACAGCGGCACATGTGCCCACGGCCATCGCTCCAGACCTGTCCCCGATACTGCTGGCAGTGCGGACAGAGCACGAACGACTGATCTACCGTTGCCGGCCTGACTGCTCTGCCGAGGATAGACAAGGCAGCAATATCACGCGGCGGCAGCGTGGCGTGTAATACCGGCATGCCGCTGGCAAACAAGCGGCAGACCAAAGTCCAAGCGTTGTGCAACCCCATCGATCAACCCCGACACACCTGCAACAAATCAATTGCCTGTGCCTCGGGCGCGATCTCCCGCGCGCTCAAGGTCTGGCCTTTTTGCAGGATGCCTGCTGATACCAGATAACCCTCCAATTGAGCCTGCAGCCTGGCGTCGAACTTGTGCAGATTCAGCAGCCCCTTGTTGGTTATTTCGATGGTGACCATCTTGGCGCGCGTACGCCCCAATTCGGGTGGGTAATACAGATTGATCAGCGCCGCCACCACTGTCCACTGACCTTTGAGGGGACAGGACAGCTTGTCCTTGATCAAATCATGCACGCAGCGTTGTTGGCTGGAGTGCATCGCGGTGCATTTGATTTTCAAAGTCCCGCCTGGACTCAGCAGCGTAATCGCCTTCAATTGCACCCGCGAGAAACCGTCCCTGAGCACCTGCGGCACATCAAAGCCGGTGCGCAACATCGACAAATCCAGCGTCGGCGGTTTCATCCGGTGTGTATTGATCTGTACGCCCAGCACATGCGCGCAGAAAGCCTGCACCAACATCTGCTGGTATTTCAGGCCACCGCGCACCAGCGTGCGCACCACCCCGGTGTGTCTGGAATACTCCAACATCATGTGAACGCAGGGATGGCTCTGGCGGCGTTTGAGGGCCGAGTCCTCGAATTCCAGTTGCAGCGTAGCCCTGTCCTGTACATGAACCGTCAGCAAAAACACGCCGGGACTGCGCTCGATCAAATGCGCCACGCTGCTATCGCCGCACTGCAATTCACGCTTGTAGAAAGCAGAAATCGCCCGGCGCAACGCCAGCGACGCATCCTGGGTAATGATCGGCTGGCGTTTGATGCCCAAATCGAATTGCTGGGTCTTGCTGCCGTGATACTCCCAGTAGTTCAAGTCGCAGGCGCGCTCGAACAGCGCCGGATGGTTCACACACAGCCAAAACGAGCGATGCACATCGCTGCTGCACAGCACTAACTGAGCCAGCACAGAAGCATCGTTCATCACGGCCTCGAATATGGCCTGCTTGCCCGTTTCGCTCAATCGGATGCAGTCCATGAGGCTGGCACCCATGCGCTCGCGCGCAATGCTGTCGGGCCAGGCTTTGACCGCAGCCACCAGAGCCTGGCTGGTTTCAGGCGTATCCTGCCACCCGAATCCGGCGGGCACAGGCAAGCCATGCAAGCTCAGGAAGTTGCGCAGCGTGGCATCTACCGGCAGCTCCAACAGTACATCGACAAAGGTTTTTTTCATCAATCCATTCCTCCCAGATAGGCGTCGATGGCCTTTGACTGGAAAGCAGACTGCACCGGCCAGCGACGGGGTTACGAAACAGCTACCCCATGCAAGTAAAACCATGAGATACAACAGGGTTTTTATTCTCACGGGTTAAACACATGGCGTGCTGTGGTATGTCGACACAGGCCTGCTTGACCCCCGCGCACACCCGCCAAATCGCGTTACGCCAAGTACCCTTGACTCATAGCATGAGCAGCGTTTTCCATCGAAGCGCCTGCCATGTCCGAACTCGAACCCATCTCTCTTTCCCCGCCGTCTGACCGGCCCCGGCACGCGCACCAGGAAATCGCCGACCTGCTGGCTGCTGCTTTGCTGCGCCTGCGTGCGCGTCCATACAGCCACACTGCTCAAAACAGCGAACCGGTTTCCCTTGGCTTTCCCGGCAGGCAGCGCGTCAATGCGAACTCCTATCACCACCCCGGAGTTCGCCCATGACGGCACACGCATCAGTACCTGCCAACACATCGGTGGCCGCCCAGGTCGCCGCAATTGCCCATCTCTCGATGGATGATCTCTGGCAACTGTGGGACGCGCATTTCGACGAACGGCCCGGCCACCACCATCGCGGCTGGCTGGAGGGCCGGCTGGCCTACCGGATTCAGGAATGCGCCTTCGGCGGCCTGAAACCTTCGCTGCGCAAGAAGCTCGAAGAAATCGGCGCAACCGGCATCCTGCCCAAGTCCCTGCGCAAGGACAGCCAGCGCCTGTTGCCTGGCTCCATCCTGACGCGCATCTACGATGACATCGAGCATCGCGTGCTGGTACGCGGCACGGGCGATTTCGAATACGAAGGGCAACGCTTCAAGAGCCTGTCGGCGATTGCGGGTCGCATCACCGGTACTCACTGGTCTGGCCCAGCGTTCTTCGGCCTCAAATCCCCCGCCTCGAAGAAGGTGGCAGCATGAGTTCGCCGCGTGCCACCCCGCAACCGGCGGTCACGCCCAAGAAGCGTTGCGCCGTCTACACCCGCAAGTCCACCGATGAAGGGCTGGATCAGGAGTACAACAGCCTGCAAGCACAACGCGACGCAGGCTTGGCTTTTATTACCAGCCAACGGCATGAAGGCTGGATTACCGTTGACGACGGCTACGACGACGGCGGCTACTCCGGCGGCAACATGGAACGCCCGGCGCTGCGCCGCCTGATGGCCGACATCGAGGCCGGGAGGATCGACACCGTGGTGGTCTACAAGATCGACCGCCTCACGCGCAGCCTAGCCGACTTTGCCAAGCTGATCGAAGTGTTTGATCGCAACGGCGTGTCCTTCGTCTCGGTCACGCAGCAGTTCAACACCACGACCTCGATGGGGCGGCTGACGCTCAACATTCTGCTGTCGTTTGCGCAGTTCGAGCGCGAAGTCACCGGCGAGCGCATCCGCGACAAGATCGCCGCCAGCAAGGCCAAGGGCATGTGGATGGGCGGCGTTCCGCCCTTGGGCTACGACGTGGTCGAGCGCAAACTCGTCGTCAATGAACGCGAAGCGGCGCTGGTGCGCGACATTTTCCGGCGCTACGGCGAACACGGCTCGGCAGCGCGGCTGGTGCGCGAGTTGGCCATCGAAGGCCACACCACCAAGGCGTGGGTGACGCAGACCGGGCGCCAGCGCCCAGGAGGCAGCATCGATCAGCAGTACATCTTCAAGATGCTGCGCAACCGCATCTACCTGGGCGAAATCTCCCACAACGGCCGGTGGCATGCAGGCCAGCACGCCCCCATCGTCACCCCGGAACTATGGGATGCAGCACAGTCCTTCATCGAACGGCGCAAACAAGCGCCACGCGAACACGCCGCCCAGCATCCGGCACTGCTGGCGGGACTGCTGTTTGCGCCAGACGGACAGCGCATGCAGCACTCCTTCGTCAAGAAGAAGAGCGGGCGGCAGTACCGCTACTACGTGCCCTACCTGCACAAACGGCGCAGCGCAGGCGCAAGCCTGTCGCCCAGCGCGCCAGACATCGGCCATCTGCCCGCCGCCGAAATCGAAAACGCGGTGCTGGCGCAAATCCATGCGGCACTGGCCACTCCGCAGATGCTGATCGCGGTATGGAAATCCTGCCAACAGCATCCTGCCGGGGCCGCACTCGATGAGGCGCAGGTGGTGGTGGCGATGCAGCGCATCGGCGAAGTCTGGGCGCAATTGTTCCCGGCCGAGCAGCAACGCATCACGCGGCTGCTGATCGAACGGGTACAACTGCACGGGCAGGGCCTGGACATCGTTTGGCGCGAAGACGGCTGGATCGGATTCGGCGCTGACATCGGCGCACATCCGCTGGTCGAGGAAGCCCGCGAACAAACCGAGGAGGCGCTGGCATGAACACCACGGCGAACCCGCGCAAGCGCACCGTCCACATCGAGGTCGGCGCCGAAACCCGCAGCTACATCAGTGCCGGGCAGCGCGTCACCCAGGTGCCTTTGATCATCAAGCGCCGCCAGAACCGCAAGTTGCTGATCCCGCCTGCATCCGGTGCCGCAGACGCGATGGGCGGCTTGGACGTGCCGATGATCAAGACGCTCGGCAAGGCGTTTTACTGGAAGCGGCTGCTCGACGATGGGGTGTATCCGACCAGCACGGAACTGGCGCGCGCGCTGAACTTGGAGCCGGGCTGGGCAGCCGAAGTGCTGCGCATGACCTTGCTGGCGCCGGACATCGTCGAGGCCATCGTCGAGGGCCGCCAGCCCCGGCAGTTGAACCTGCATGCCTTGCGCGGCCGCCAAGACCTGCTGCCGCGCGACTGGGCCGAACAGCGCCGGTTACTGGGGTTTCCCGACGCTTGAGTTTGGCGGTCCCGATGGTTCGCCAATGGCTGCCGGGTTGGTTCGCCAATGACTTCAGAAAAATCAATCGCATATCCAGAGACCGGTCATTTCTGGGCGAGTGGGTTCGCCAATGGCCTGCTGTCTTGATCTGCGCCGGCAGCCAACGCTGGCTGATTGGCGGACCCAATTTCCCGATGGTTCGCCAATGGCTGCCGGGTTGGTTCGCCAATGACTTCAGGGAAATCAATCACATATCCAGAGACCGGTCATTTCTGGCTGAGTGGGTTCGCCAATGACCTGCTGTCTTGATCTTCACCGGCAGCCAACACTGGCCGATTGGCGGACCAAATTTCCCGATGGTTCGCCAATGGCTACCGGGTTGGTTCGCCAATGACTTCAGAGAAATCAAGCGCATATCCAGAGGCTGGTGATTTCTGGCCGAGTGGGTTCGCCAATGGCCTGCTGTTTTGATCTGCGCCGACAGCCACCGCTGGCCGATTGGCGGACCCAATTTCCCGATGGTTCGCCAATCGCTGCCGGGTTGGTTCGCCAATGACTTCAGAGAAATCAAGCGCATATCCAGAGGCTGGTGATTCCTGGCCGAGTGGGTTCGCCAATGGCCTGCTGTTTTGATCTGCGCCGGCAGCCACCGCTGGCCGATTGGCGGACCCAATTTTCCGATGGTTCGCCAATGACTGCCGGGTTGGTTCGCCAATGAGTTCAGGGAAATCAAGCATATATCCAGAGATTGGGCATTTTTGATTTTCGCCGGCAGCCATCGCTGGCTGATTGGCGAACCAGAAGTTTCGGCGTGGTTCGCCAATCGGTCCCTTGAAGGTTCGCCATTGATCGCCTGCAATCACCCCTGTTGCTCAACAACGTCACAGGAGTATTTGATGCAGACATCAGCAAGCCCTATTGCCCAGTCGCCGTACCAGGCGATAGGGAGTCTTTCGCCCGGCGAGCGCCGGGTGCTCAACGAAAACGAACTGGCCCAGCGCTGGGGCATCAGCCCCAAGACCCTGCAGCGCTGGCGCAGCGAAGGCCGTGGCCCGCGCTACCTGAAGTTGTCCAAGCGCGTGAGCTATCCGGTGGACACGGTCATCGCGTTCGAGCGCCAAGCGCTGCACGCGTCGACATGCGAGCGCGCGGCGCTCTGAAAGGACGATGCCATGAACGACATGACCGTCTTTCCTGCCGACATCGCCGCGATGTCCGTGAGCCAACTGGCCGCACTGCCTGCCGCGCAAAAGGCCATGCTCGACAAGAACCTCGATGAAGCCATCGACTGGCTCAAAAAAGCGCGCACCAAGTTCGATGCGGCGCTCGACACCGCCTACGGCGAGCAGGCCCGCAGCGCACTGCGCGATTCGGGCCGGGACTTCGGCACGGCCCACCTTGACGATGGCCCACTGCACGTCAAGTTCGAGCTGCCCAAGAAGGTCAGTTGGGACCAACAGCAGTTGGGCCAGATCGCCGAACGGATTGCCGCCGCTGGCGAAAAGGTACAGGACTTTCTGGACATCAAGCTGGCGGTTTCCGAGTCGCGCTTTACCAACTGGCCTGCGGCGCTGCAGCAGCAATTTGCCGCCGCCCGCACGGTCGAGCCGGGCAAACCGTCCTTCACGCTGACCTTCGAGGAAGGTGCGGTATGAGCGCGTTACCCATCATCAGCGCCGCGCAGCGCATGGCCGAGCGCAAGGGGGTCAAGCTGTTGATGCTCGGCAAGTCCGGCATCGGCAAGACCACGCGCCTGAAAGACCTCGACCCGAAGAGCACGCTGTTCATCGACATCGAGGCGGGCGACCTCGCCGTGGTCGACTGGCCCGGTGACACCATCCGCCCGGCGTCGTGGCCCGAATCGCGCGACTTCTTCGTGTTTCTGGCCGGGCCCGACAAGTCGTTGCCGCCGGACGCCGCGTTCTCGCAGGCGCACTACGAGCACGTCATCGAGAAGTTCGGCGAGCCGGCGCAACTGGAGCGCTATCAGACCTTCTTTCTGGACTCGATCACGCAACTGTCGCGCCAGTGCTTTGCCTGGTGCAAGACGCAGCCTGGGGCGATCAGCGACCGTACCGGCAAGTCCGATCTGCGCGGCGCTTATGGCCTGCTCGGTCAGGAAATGGTCAGCGCCTTGACCCACCTGCAACACGCGCGCGGCAAGAACGTGGTATTCGCCGCCATCCTTGACGAACGCCTGGACGACTACAACCGCAAGGTATTCGTGCCGCAGATCGAAGGCAGCAAGACCAGCCTGGAACTGCCCGGCATCGTCGATGAGGTCGTGACGCTGGCCGAGATCAAGGCCCAAAACCCGGATGGCAGCGACAGCAGCTTTCGCGCCTTCGTGACCCACACCGTCAATCCCTACGGCTACCCGGCCAAAGACCGCAGCGGCCGCCTCGAACTGCTGGAGCCGCCGGACTTGAACGCGCTGATCGCCAAGTGCGCGGGCACAGCCGTGTCCGCGCACGCCGCCAGCACCGCTATTTCCCCATCCCACCTTTTTCAGGAGCAATCGCAATGACCGCATGGAACGACTTCAACGACGCCGAACAGCAGCAAGGGTTCGATCTGATCCCCAAGGGCACGCTGGCGCCGGTACGCATGACCCTCAAGCCCGGCGGCCACGACGATCCCGCGCAGGGCTGGAACGGCGGTTATGCCACTGCATCCTTCGAGACCGGATCGATCTACCTGGCCGCCGAGTTCGTGGTCACGGGCGGTGAGCACGCCAAGCGCAAGATCTGGTCGAACATCGGCCTGCATTCTCCCAAAGGGCCGACCTGGGGCCAGATGGGGCGCACCTTCATCCGCGCCGCGCTGGGCAGTGCGCGCAACGTCCACCCGCAGGACAACAGTCCGCAGGCGGCGGCCGCGCGCCGGATTCAAGGCTTTCACGAGTTGGACGGTCTGGAGTTTCTGGCTCGAATCGACGTTGAGAAAGATTCCCAGGGGCAAGATCGCAACGTCATCAAGCTGGCGGTCGAGCCGGACCATCCCGAATACGCCAAATGGATGGGCGTGCCGTCCAAGGCCAAGAGCGGCGGCGGCACTGCGGGCGCTGCGGCGCAGGCTGTGCCGTCCTACGCCGCCCCGGCCGCGCCAGCGGCCACGCCGGTGACCGGCAAACCCGCCTGGGCGCAGTGAGGGCCATGCAATGCTGGGTCTGCAAACGCCAGGCACGCGGCCTGGGCCACACCGACAACCGCTATGCGGTGGGCGATCCCCGGCGCTATCCCATCGACTGGGTATTTTGCTCGGGCCGCTGCCAGAGCGCGTTTCACAGCCTCTACGGCCACTGGACGCGCGCGCAAGACGGGCGCATCAGCACGGAGACCGCCATGATTGATCCGTCCGAGGTCGAGTTGGCCGCGATGAGGCAGTGCCTGAAGGCCTTCGGCGAGGCGGCGGGCCAGATCGGCTTTGCCAAGCCGCTGGGCGGCTATTCGGAAACCGAGGCTTTGAGCGTCATCGACGCCATCGTCACCTGCTACACGCAAGCGATGGCCGAGCACCACGAGGCCAGCAAGTATCCGCCCGTGCGCGGGATGCCGACTACGCCCGATCCGTTCGCGGATCTGAAAGAAGACCTGCCTTGGGAAACGCCGAAGGAGAAGACGCCATGATGGACTTCAATTCATCGTCCAGTCTGTCGGGCCAGATCACCGCGCTGATCGATATCGGTATGCAGCGCGTGCGTGCGCGCCAGCCCGCACGCCAATACCTCGGCGCATCGCGTCTGGGCGTGGCTTGCGAGCGCGCCTTGCAGTTCGAGTACGCCCAGGCTGCGGTCGATCACGGGCGCGATACCCCAGGCCGGATGCTGCGCATCTTCGAGCGCGGCCACGTCATGGAGGAGTGCATGGTGGCGTGGTTGCGCGAGGCGGGTTTCGATCTGCGCACGCGCAAGGCCGATGGCAGGCAGTTTGGTTTTGCCGATGCGCACGGCCGGCTGCGCGGTCACGTCGATGGCGTGATCGTCGGCGGGCCGCAGGGTTTTGACTATCCGGCGCTGTGGGAGAACAAGTGCCTGGGCGTGAAGTCCTGGCGCGATCTGCAATCGAAGGGACTGGCCGTGTCCAAGCCCATCTACGCGGCGCAACTGGCCTTGTATCAGGCGCACCTGCAACTGCATGAGCACCCGGCGCTGTTTACCGCGATCAATGCCGATTCGATGGAGATTTACGTCGAACGGGTGCCATTTGACGCGGCGCTGGCGCAGCGCATGACGGATCGCGCGGTCAAGGTGATTGCCGCGACCGAGGCCGGTGAACAACTGCCGCGCGGCTTCAACGATGCCAGCCACTTCGAGTGCCGCATGTGCGCGTGGCAAGACCGCTGCTGGAGTAACTCATGAACCCTACCTCTTTGGATCAGGTGCTCGGTGAACATCTGGTCGATACGCGCCAAGCAGCGCTGATGTTCAACCTGCCGATTTATTGGCTCTCGCAAGCCAAGGAGCGCCAGCAGCGCCGCATTCCGCATTACCGGGTCGGCAAGCTGGTTCGCTTCAAGCCAGGCGAACTGCAAGCGTGGATGGTTGCGCAGCAAGCGTCCTGTGAGGAGGCTGCGGATGCTTGACTTCAATGAAGTGCCAACTCCGGTTGCCCGTAATCTCGATGTCGAGCGCGAGGCGATCCGCACCGAATTGCTGGCGCGGCTGGAGGGCCTGCTGGCCACGCTGTTTCCGGCGGGCAAGAAGCGGCGCGACAAGTTCCTGATCGGCGATGCGCTGGGCAGCCCGGGCGACAGCCTGGAGATCGTGCTCGCCGGTGACAAGGCCGGTCTGTGGACGGATCGCGCCACCGGCGACGGCGGCGACATCTTCACGCTGATCGCGGCGCATCTGGGTGTCGATGCTCGGGCGGATTTTGAGCGGGTGCTCGAGGCTGCCACCGAACTGCTAGGCCGTGCTCCGGCAACACCACAACGCAAAAGCAGGAAGGAAGCGCCCATCGACAACCTTGGCCCGGCCACGGCCAAATGGGATTATCTGGACGCCTCGGGCAAGCTGATGGCTGTCGTCTACCGCTACGACCCGCCTGGGCGCAAGAAGGCGTTTCGCCCGTGGGATGCGCGCCGGCGCAAGATGGCCCCGCCCGATCCGCGCCCGCTGTACAACCAGCCGGGCCTGGCAGCGGCCAGCCAAGCCGTACTGGCCGAAGGCGAAAAATGCGCCCAGGCATTGATCGATGCCGGCATCGTCGCCACCACGGCCATGCATGGCGCGAACGCGCCGGTCGACAAAACCGACTGGTCGCCGCTGGCGGGCAAGGCGGTGTTGATCTGGCCCGACCGGGATAAGCCCGGCTGGGACTATGCCGACCGCGCCGCGCAGGCGATCCTCGATGCGGGCGCGGCCACCGTCGCCATTTTGGTGCCGCCCGGCGACAAACCCGAAGGCTGGGATGCCGCCGACGCCATTGCCCAGGGGTTTGACATCAGCGGTTTTCTTGCTGCGGGCGAACGCATGCCGGTGGCGCGCTCGGTCGAAGATGAGCCGCCGCCCGATCTGCTGGCTGGTGTGGACTGGATGACGGAAGACGGATTGGCCCTGGCTTTCACACGCCGCTATGGCGAGGACTGGCGCTTTTGCGCGCAGTGGGGCAAGTGGCTGGTCTGGACGGGCGTGCGCTGGAATCCCGATCAGGTGCTCTACGTCTCGCATCTGGCGCGGGGCATCTGCCGGATGGCTTCGCAACAGGCCGACAGCCCGAGAATCAAGGGCCGGCTGGCCAGTTCATCGACCATCTCCGCGGTCGAAAAAATCGCCCGCTCCGATCCGAGGCACGCTTCCACGGTCGAGGTATGGGATGCCGACGCCTGGCTGCTCAACACGCCCGGCGGCGTGATGGATTTGCGCACGGGTCACATGCGGGTTCACCGGCGCGATGACTGGATGACCAAGGTCACCACGGCCACGCCCGGCGGCGACTGCCCCATCTGGCGGCAGTTTCTCCACGAAGTCACCGGCGGCGATGCCCAACTGCAAGCCTACTTGCAGCGGATGGCCGGTTACACCCTCACCGGATCGACGCAGGAGCATGCGCTATTTTTCCTGTACGGCACGGGCGCCAACGGCAAGTCGGTGTTCGTCAATACGCTGGCGACGATCCTGGGCGACTACGCGGCCAACGCGCCGATGGACACGTTCATGGAAACACGCAGCGACCGGCACCCGACCGACATGGCGGGCCTGCGCGGCGCGCGTTTCGTGGCGGCCATCGAGACGGAACAAGGACGGCGCTGGGCCGAATCCAAGGTCAAGAACCTCACGGGCGGCGACAAGATATCCGCACGCTTCATGCGGCAGGACTTCTTTGAGTTCTTCCCCCAATTCAAGCTGGTCGTGGCAGGCAATCACAAACCGGCCATCCGCAATATCGACGAGGCGATGAAACGGCGGCTGCACCTGATTCCGTTCACGATCACCGTGCCGCCGCAGCAGCGCGACAAACATCTGCAGCACAGGCTTTTGACCGAACGCGACGGCATTTTGGCGTGGGCGATTCAGGGCTGCTTGGACTGGCAGCGCCTGGGCCGGCTCGATCCGCCGCAGCCGGTACGCGATGCGACCGATGAATATTTCGAGGCCGAGGATGCGTTGGGGCGCTGGATGGAAGAACGCTGCGTGCGTGAGGTCAATGCCAAGTCGCTGACGGCAGAACTGTTCAACGACTGGAAGCAGTGGGCCGATTCCGCAGGCGAATTCATTGGCTCGCTGAAACGCTTCGCCGACCTTCTTTTGACGCGCGACATCAAGAAGTGGCGCAACGGTGCGGGCTTGCGTGGCTTCCAGGGCATTGGCCTCAAGAACCCGCCCATGCCCGCCTATATCCCCTATGCCGATGACTGATCCAACCCTGTCCGACGGATCCGACGAACCATGTCGTAACTCTATATACGTGCGCGCGCGCCCGCACTGTATGGGGAGTTTCGTTGTGACCCGCCCTATCCGTCGGAAAAGAACTGAAACAAGGACTGCAATCATGACCACAACCCTCCTCGCCCTCGACCTGGGCACCACCACCGGCTGGGCGCTGCGCGGCAACGACGGCCACGTTACCAGCAGCTGCGAGTGCTTCCGCGCGCAGCGTTTTGAAGGCGGCGGCATGCGCTTTCTGCGCTTCAAGCGGTGGCTCACGGAACTGAAGACCCATGCGGATGGGATAGACACGCTGTACTTCGAGGAGGTGCGCCGTCATGTTTCGACCGACGCGGCGCATGCCTACGGGGGCTTTCTGGCCACGCTCACCGCGTGGTGCGAGCATCACCAGATTCCCTACCAGGGCGTGCCGGTCGGCACGATCAAGAAGCACGCCACGGGTAAAGGCAACGCGGGCAAGCACGAGGTGATCGCAGCCATGCACAAACGCGGTTACACCCCAACCGACGACAACCAAGCCGACGCGCTGGCGCTGTTGTGCTGGGCTATCGAAACACAGGAGGTGTGACGTGAAAGTGCCGACACCTCGATACCGCTGTCCCTTGGGCCAGTTGCAGCCCAAGGCCACGGATTTGGACGCCATCAAGGAACGGGGCTGGCGCGACCAGCGCATCCTCGTGGTCAACGCCGCCGACGAACGCCTGGACTTCATCGAGCGCGAATTCGTGCGGCGTTTGGGCGAGCGCTTGTACGGACAGGCAGGAGCCGATCATGGTTGAGCAGCGCGCCACCTGGAGCATCGAAGACGTCGCCGTGCGTTTCGAGGAAGCCGCCAGCACCGGACGGCGTCTGCCGCCGGTGCGCGTGCAGGGCTATTTCAACACCTGGCCGGCCATCGTGCGCAAGGAATGGGAAGTCTTCGCGGCTGGCGAGAAGGTCTACCGGCCGTTTCCGCCCAGCCCGCAAGACATCGACCGGATGCTGGAGACGATGCGCTGGGTGCAGTGGCTGGAGCTCGAGCAGCGCCATCTGGTGTGGATGCGCGCCAAGCGCTATGGCTGGCGCGACATCACGATCCGCTTCGCCTGCGACCGCACGACGGCTTGGCGCAGGTGGCAGCGCGCCTTGCAGACGGTCGCCGAGCAGCTCAACGGCGTTGCTGCCGCGTAGTGTTTTGGCGTGTTTTGGCGCGTATGGGCGCCCATGCGCGGGCATCAGAGGCCATGCGCGGTTTTACCCCCTGCAACAAAACACCTGATTTTGGGATAGTATTCGAGCTATCTTCCGGGCATTGGACGGATCGCCGCGAAGGCTTCGGGGTCAAGGGGCATTCCTCCTTGCCAATGTCCGTATAAGAGGGGTCCTTCCTGCCCAAAATCCCATGCGGGGGGCGCGAGCGCAACGCTTTTTTAGCGTCAGGGTGCGAACTTGGGTTCGCACGGTTCGCGGTTCGCACCTCATCGTCTACAACGCCGCTGTCCATTGGCGCAAGGCCGCCGCCGATTGCGTCAGCCCTTGTGCAGCCAACGTGCCCAAATATTCTTCGACGCTTTTGGGCGGATTTTGCAGCGATCGCCGATGAGCAGCAACGGCTTGCACAACTTCGCCCGGATGCAGCTCGAGCAGATCAACGATGAAATCGTCCGGGTGCCGGGCCGCGAGGTTGTAGGGCGTGAGCGCCTCGGCCGGGAAATCCTTCAGGTTGAAGGTCACGATCAGGCGTGCTTGGCAATGCACTGCCGCCGCGACCACATGGCGATCGCCAGCATCAGGCAGCGCAATCGACTCGATCAGGTGTTCAAAGCCAGAGACCAGACAGTCGCGGACATGGGCATTCATCAATTGCCGCGTGCGCGCCAACTGCTCTGGCTTCAAATCCGGGCGGCTGGCCAGCACGTTGCGCGTCCATTCGTCGTGAATCAACTCGCTCCAGCGTGCCCGGTACAGATCCGAAAGCGCCAGATGCATCAGCAAATCGCGCAGCGGCGCCGGGTATAGCACGCACGCGTCATAGACGACGGTCAACACCCGGTCAATACCCCATACCCAGTTCCTGCGCCTGCGCGGCCAGTTCGGTCAAAGCCTTGCGCCGGCGGGCATCAATGCGCTTTTTGTAGGCGATCACGTCCTGGTAGCGCAGGCGCCGGTGCGTGCCGATTTTGTGAAATGGAATGTCGCCCTTGTCCAGCAACCGCACCAGAAACGGCCGGGAAACGTTGAGCAAGTCAGCCGCTTCCTGTGTCGTCAGCTCGGCATGGATCGGGATGACAGACACCGCATTGCCCTGACCGATCTCGGTCAACGCATCCAGCAGCAGGCGCAGCGCTGCTGCCGGCAGACGCACCGTTTGCGCCGCGCCCTGAGCATCACGGATGTCGATTTGCCGGGTATCGGTGCGAGCCTGAAGTATCTTGGATAGCACTTGGCCCGACTCGCGGGCAAGCGCGGCCTCAGCCTTGGAAGGCAGGCTCTTGGGCGCAGCAAGCGTGTTCATGACGGTTTCGGCGGCAGCAGAGAATACAGGCCCGACTATAAACGAAATATCCGAAACAAAAATAAGCGCAACGCGCCGATCGTTGCTGAAGACTGTCGCCAGCTTATTGCGCATTCCATTTGACACCCACTTTTTTCAAGCCCGCCCACGGCAACGTCGGCGGGTTTCGTTTTTGGCTGCGCCGAAACGGCGCTGCGCTTGTTTTCTGGAACCCGAAACCTTGAACTCCTTGAACGTCGAGTACCGCAAGCTCGAGACGCTGATTCCCTACGCCCGCAACCCGCGCACGCACGGCGAGGCGCAGATTGCCAAGATCGCGGCCAGCATCGCCGAGTACGGCTGGACCAATCCGATCCTGGTCGATGGCGGCAACGGCATCATCGCCGGTCACGGGCGTTTGGCGGCGGCGCGCAAGCTCAATCTGGCCGAAGTGCCGGTGATCGAACTGGCGCATCTGACCCCGGCGCAAAAACGCGCCTACGTCATCGCCGACAACCGGCTGGCATTGGACGCGGGCTGGGACGAGGAGATGCTGGCGCTGGAGCTGGCCGAGTTGTCCGAGGCGGGGTTTGAACTGGCGCTCACCGGCTTCGAAGACGCCGAGCTGCAAGATCTGCTGACCGGCGCCGGAGTATCCGATGCCGATGCGCAGGACGATCCCTTATCCGATGACGCCGACGACGTGCCCGAGGCTCCGAGCACGCCGGTGTCCCGCACGGGCGATGTCTGGGCCCTGGGTGCACACCGCCTGATCTGCGGCGATGCTGCTGACGCCAACGTGGTGGCTGCGCTGATGGCGGGCGAGCGCGCGGCACTGTGCTTTACCTCGCCACCGTATGGCAACCAGCGCGACTACACCGATGCCATCGTCGATTGGGATGCCCTGATGCGTGGCGTGTTCGCCCAGTTGCCGATGGCCGGCGCCGGCCAGGTGCTGGTCAACCTCGGCCTGATCCACCGCGAGCAGGAAGTGCTGCCCTACTGGGACGGATGGCTCGGCTGGATGCGCGGCCAAGGATGGCGGCGCTTTGGCTGGTACGTCTGGGATCAGGGGCCGGGTCTGCCCGGCGACTGGAGTGGACGGCTGGCGCCGGCCTTCGAGTTCGTGTTTCACTTCAACCGCCAGGGTTCGCAGCCGCGCCGCCCCAACAAGATCGTGCCCTGCATCTACGCCGGGCGTGATGACCACCTGCGCGGCGACGGCACCAGCGCCGGAGGGATGCGCAACAAGAACGGCAGTAAAACCGCCTGGAACCATGCGGGTGTACTGACGCAGGATTTCCGCATCCCTGACTCGGTCATCCGCGTGATGCGTCACAAAGGCAAGATCGGCGAGGGCATCGACCACCCCGCTGTGTTTCCCGTCGCCCTGCCGCAGTTTGTCATCGAGGCGTTCAGCGACACCGGCGATCTGCTGTTCGAGCCGTTTTGCGGCAGCGGCACCACGATGCTGGCCGCGCAGCGCACCGGGCGGGTCTGCCGCGCGGTCGAGATCGCGCCGGGGTACGTCGATGTCGCCATCCGGCGCTTCCGGCAGAACCATCCCGAGATTGCCGTCACGCTGCTGGCCACGGGCCAGAGCTTCGACGAGGTCGAAAGCGAGCGCATACCGGAGGTCAGGGTATGACCGGCTCGTGGCTCGCCAGCAAGATCGAGCAGTGGCCCACAAGCAAACTGCTGCCCTACGCCCGAAATGCCAGAACCCACAGCGATGATCAAGTGGCGCAGATCGCCGCCAGCATCGCGGAGTTTGGTTTCACGAATCCGGTGCTCGCGGGCAGCGATGGCGTGATCGTCGCCGGTCACGGGCGGCTTGCCGCCGCACAAAAGCTCGGTCTGGAGACCGTACCAGTGGTCGTACTCGATCATCTGACGCCGACGCAACGCCGCGCGCTGGTCATTGCCGACAACCGCATCGCCGAGAACGCTGGCTGGGATGATGAACTGCTGCGCGTCGAACTGGAAGCTCTGAATGATGAGGGCTTCGATCTCGACCTCACCGGCTTCGATGCCGACGCGCTGGCCGAGCTGCTGGCGGGCGAGGAGCCGGAGAATGTTGGCCAGACCGACGAAGATGCCGTGCCCGAGGTTGTCGATACACCGGTGTCTCAGCTTGGCGACGTCTGGCAGCTTGGCCCGCATCGGTTGCTGTGCGGCGATGCGACGCAAGAGCGCAGCTACCAGCAGTTGCTGGTCGGGCAGCGTGTCCAGATGATCTGGAGCGATTTGCCCTACAACGTCAACTACGCCAACACCGCCAAGGACAAGTTGCGTGGCAAACACCGGCCCATCCTGAACGACAACCTTGGCGAGGATTTTTACGATTTTGTTCATGATGCGCTTTCGTTGATGTTGCCCATATGCGATGGCGCGGTCTACATCGCCATGTCCTCCAGCGAACTCGATACCTTGCAAGCTGCATTCCGGGCCGCGGGCGGGAAATGGTCAACCTTCATCATCTGGGCCAAGAACACCTTCACGCTGGGCCGCGCCGACTACCAGCGCCAGTACGAACCGATCCTCTACGGCTGGCCCGAAGGCGGCAAGCGCCACTGGTGCGGCGCCCGCGATCAGGGCGACGTGTGGCAGATCAAGAAGCCGCACAAGAACGAGCTGCATCCGACGATGAAGCCGGTGGAACTGGTCGAGCGCGCCATCCGCAACTCCAGCCGTGCCGGCGACGTGGTGCTCGATCCCTTCGGCGGTTCGGGCACGACGCTGATCGCCGCCGAAAAATCCGGGCGCATCGCGCGCTTGATGGAACTCGATCCGAAGTACGCCGACGTGATTGTGCGGCGCTGGCAGGACTACACGGGCAAGCAGGCTACCCGCCAGCCGGATGGCGTGGCGTTCGATCAGGCCGCGAGTTCCTCCTCGACGATCCCGCAGTGAATCACGAACCCGGCGAGGTAAGGCAGCCCGCGCGGGATGTTGTATTCCTTGCTGGTGTGGTGGTTGATCGTCCAGCCCATCCACTTCGTCGTGGCGGCGTCGATGGCGTCCTCGAGGTTCTTGCCAGCGTAAAGTCCATTGAGAACATCGTCCGCGTAGTGGCGCCCGAACCGGCTGTCCAAGAAGGCGCGGATGGTGTCGAGGTTTTCGCCCGTGGCGGCGGCGACGGCGGTCATGGCCAGTGGCCACGCTGCGCTGGCCTGTTCGTCCATCGTGCCCCAAAAGCCCCATGTTTGGCTGCGGGTGGCGGGGATGTTGGTGGGGGTCATTTCGTGCTCCTTGATGTGCGTTGCGATGCTGGTAGTAACGCGCTGTGCGCCGGAGAAGTCAAGCTGTTTCCGGCGTCTTTTCGATCATTCGATGGTGTAGAGATCGGCCTCGGGTACGTCCACGGTGTATCCGGCCTTGTGCTGCACGATCACATTACCGTCGCGCCAGCCCTTGACGATGCCTTGGCGGCGAACCTGCACGTGGCGCGTGCTGCCGTGGCCCGCGCTGACGTTGCGGCTGATGGTGTAAGCGACACGCTCGCCTTGTTTGAGGGGTCGATAGATGCTCTGGGTGGTGTTCATGGTGCTTCTGCGGGTTGATCGTTGCGACACCCGTATGAACGCGCTGCGCGCCAGGAAAGTCAAGCGTTTTGTGCGGGGCCTTCCCGGCAGTCGCGTTCAAGCCACGCGGTAGATGCGCTCGCCGCCGGGCTTTTCGATGGCGCGCAGGGTGTGCTTATCACGCCACGCTTTCCTCGTTGAGCGGTTCGATACCGCGCACAGCGCTCCAATCGCGCCAGATGCCGCGCCTGCAAAACGGCAAACCATCTTCGTTGACGGGCAGCAAGTCAAGCAGTTTGTTGCTTGCTGCCCGGCAGTGATCAGCGCAGGGCGTTGGCGCGTGCCAGCGCGGCTTGCGCACCGGCCAGCGTGTCGAGGCGGACGTTCATGGCGATGTAAGTCGTCAGGTGATTGATCGTCCAGTTGACGATATCGGCCTTGTTCGTCAAGCCATCAGCGTCTTCGTAGCGGGTGATGTAGTGGTCGAGTTCGGCGAGGGCTTTCTCCAGGACGGCGCGTGCGTTGCTCAAGGCATCGCGGGCGCTGGTGTCGGCAAATCGGGCTTCGTATTCGGCGTGGGTCATGGTGTTTCTCCGTGGATGGCGTTGTCAATCACAACACCTCCATGAACGCGCTGTTGGCGTGAGAAGCCAAGCGTTTTTTGGCCTGACTTCTCATCCGTCGCGTTCAAGCCACGCGGTAGATGCGCTCGCCGCCCTGTTGCTTATCGGAGGTGAGGGTCAGGCCAAGCTTCTTTTTGAAGGCTCCGGCAAAGGCGCCGCGCACGGTGTGGGCCTGCCAGCCGGTGGCCGCGCAGATCTGACCGATGGTTGCGCCCTCGGGGCGCTTGAGCATCTTGATGACCTCGGCTTGCTTGCTGTTCTCGCGGGTGCGCGGTGTGGCTTTGGGCGGCGTGGCTTCGGCGGCATCGATTTCCGGGCATTTCATGCCCAGTGCGTCGTAACCCTCGGCGGCGACGCGCCAGCCTTGGTCATCGGGCGTGATCAGGGCACGGTTGAACAGGCCCTCCAGCACCTTTTTGCGTGCGCCGCCTTTGATGTTGTCGGGAAACCATTCGATCCTGCCGCCGTTGGCGTTGATGGCCTGGGCGAGGATGGTGTGCTGGGCCGGGGTGAGTTCGATGGTACTCATGATTGCTGCTCCTTTGCAGTGGTTGATTGGGATGGTGATGAACGCGCTGTTCGCCGGTAAAGCCAAGTTCTTTGTGCTTTAACGCCCGCGCAGCGTTGCTATACCGGCTTGGGCCAGATCCAGGGCGGCAGCGTGGAAAGCCATTTCGGCGATCCACGGTGCGTGCCTGAGGTCATCGAGCAATTGATCGAGGACCGGCTTGGCACGCTTGCGCATGGGCGCCAGTGCGTTTTCCAGCTCTGTTTGGCTGGCTGTGGCGAGTTCCTTGCGGCAGGTGCGCACGAGGATGGTCAGTGCGGCTTGGGCCAGTTTGTTGGCGAGGGTGTCGAGCTCTTGTGTATGCATCGTCTTTCCTTTCGATGTGCGGGATGGCATGACGCAATGAACGCGCTGCTGCCGATGCAAGTCAAGTGCTTTGTGGACGATGGTTGAGGTGCCGATGGGAATTTCGATTCGCGCTTATGCGCGTCACCGGGGCGTTTCCGACGCGGCGGTGCGCAAGGCGATTGCCACCGGGCGCGTCACGCCGGAAACCGACGGAACGATTGACCCCGAGCGCGCCGACGCCGAGTGGGCGCGCAACACCGAAGCGCCGCGCACGGGTACGCGCACCCGGCCGGTTCGGGCCGCCATGCCGCCAGAAACGGCCCACGTTGCGCCCGCGGGTGAGGGGCAAGGCACATTGCCAACCGGCGGCGCATCGCTGCTACAGGCGCGCACCGTCAACGAAGTGGTCAAGGCGCAGACCAACAAGGTGCGCCTGGCGCGCCTGAAGGGCGAACTGGTCGACCGCAATCAGGCCGTGGCCCACGTCTTCAAGCTGGCGCGCGCCGAGCGCGATGCGTGGCTGAACTGGCCCGCGCGCATCTCGGCGCAGATGGCCGCGCTCCTCGCGCTCGATCCGCACACCCTGCACGTTGCGCTGGAGGCCGCCGTGCGCGAGCACTTGCAGGAGCTGGGCGATCTGCGCCCGAAGGTGGACTGATGGATAGCGATTACGAAGGCGCAGCCGAGATCGAACGCGCCTGGCGCGAAGGCTTGACGCCCGACCCGCTGCTCACGGTTTCCGAATGGGCCGATCAGCACCGGATGCTCTCCAGCAAGGCATCGGCCGAACCGGGCCGCTGGCGCACCAGCCGCACGCCGTACCTGAAGGAAATTATGGATTGCCTCTCGCCCACTTCGCCGCTGGAGCGCGTGGTGTTCATGAAAGGCGCGCAGATCGGCGCGACGGAAGCGGGGTCCTGTTGGGTCGGCTACGTGATCCACCACGCCCCCGGCCCGATGATGGCGGTGTGGCCGACGGTGGAGATGGCCAAGCGCAACTCCAAGCAGCGCATCGATCCGCTGATCGAGGAGTCGCAGGTGCTATCCGAACTGATTGCGCCAGCCCGCTCGCGCGATTCGGGCAACACCATTTTGGCCAAGGAGTTTCGCGGCGGCGTGCTGGTGATGACCGGCGCCAACAGCGCCGTCGGCCTGCGCTCGATGCCGGTGCGTTACCTGTTTCTCGATGAGGTGGACGGCTACCCGCTGGACGTGGAAGGCGAAGGCGATGCGATTTCGCTGGCCGAAGCGCGCACGCGTACCTTTGCGCGGCGCAAAATATTTATCGTCTCCACGCCAACGATTTCGGGGGCCAGTGCCATCGAACGCGAGTACGAGGCCAGCGACCAGCGCCGCTACTTCGTGCCCTGTCCGCATTGCTCGCACCGGCAATGGCTGCGTTTTGAACAGCTGCGCTGGGACAAAGGCGCACCAGAAACAGCGGCCTACATCTGCGAATCCTGCGACACGGCCATCGCCGAGCACCACAAGACGTGGATGCTCGAACATGGAGAGTGGCGCGCGATGGTCGAAAGTGCGGGCAAAACGGCAGGCTTTCACCTGTCGAGCCTGTATTCCCCAGTGGGCTGGCGCGCCTGGCGCGACATCGCAGCCGCATGGGAGGCTGCGGTCAGCAAAGAGTCGGGATCGGCGGCAGCGATCAAGACCTTCAAGAACACCGAATTGGGTGAGGCGTGGGTCGAGGAAGGCGAAACGCCGGATTGGCAACGTCTCATCGAGCGGCGCGAGGATTACCGCATCGGCAGCGTGCCTTTCGCAGCCATGCTGCTGGCCGGCGGCGCCGACGTGCAGAAGGACCGCATCGAGGTTTCGATCTGGGCTTTCGGGCGTGGCAAGCAAGCGTGGCTGGTCGAACACCGCGTGCTGATGGGCGATACCGCCCGTGAGCAGGTGTGGCGGCAACTGGCCAAGATGATCGACGAAACCTGGACGCACGAATCCGGCGCGGCCATGCCCTTGGCCCGCTTCGCGCTCGACACCGGCTTTGCCACGCAGGAAGCCTACGCCTTCGTGCGCGCCAGCCGCGATGCGCGGGTGATGGCGGTCAAGGGTGCGCAACGGGGCGCGGCGCTGATCGGCACGCCGACAGCAGTCGATATGACCCAAGGCGGCAAGAAGCTGCGCCGGGGCATCAAGGTGTTCACCGTGGCGGTCGGCATCGCCAAGCTGGAGCTTTACAACAACCTGCGCAAGTCGGCCAGCGTCGGCGAGGACGGCGTAACCATGACCTATCCGGCGGGCTTCATTCACCTGCCCAAAATCGACGCCGAGTTCATTCAGCAACTGTGCGCCGAGCAATTGGTGACGCGGCGCAACCGCAACGGCTTTCCGGTGCGCGAATGGCAAAAGATGCGCGAGCGCAACGAGGCGCTCGACTGCTACGTCTACGCCCGCGCCGCTGCGGCGGCGGCGGGGCTGGATCGTTTCGAGGAGCGCCACTGGCGCGAACTGGAGCGGCAACTGGGCGTGCAGCGTCCACCCGATGACCCGCCGCCGCCCGCACCCATGCAACCCAGCCCGGCCACCCACAGCGGTGGCCTGGTTGTTTCTGGCCACCCCAACGCCCTGCGGCGCGTCATCAAGAGCCGCTGGCTGACCCTATGAGAACTTCACCCAGCTATACCCCAACCCAACTGGACGCCCTCAAAAAAGCACTGGCCACCGGCGAGCGCCGCGTGAGCTTTGGCGACAAGAGCGTGGAATACCGCAGCGTCGCCGAATTACAGGCGGCGATCCGCATGCTCGAGGCCGGGATCGCGCGCGGCCAAGGCGCGTCCAAACGCCAGATCCGCGTCACCACGGCCAAGGGCTTCTGACATGGCATGGTTCGGTAAAACCGTCCGCCGCCTGTTCGGCTCCTCGCCGGTGCATGAGGCCGCGGGCAGTGGCCGCCGCGCTTTGGCGTGGATGCCGGGCAATCCCGGAGTCGTGGCGGCGCTGCTGACCACGCACGCCGAGCTGCGCACCAAAAGCCGCGACCTGGTGCGCCGCAATGCCTGGGCGCAGGCGGCGCTGGACGCCTTCGTCGCCAATGCGGTCGGCACCGGCATCAAGCCGCAGAGCCTGTCCGGCGATGAACGGTTCAAAACCGCTGCGCAGGCACTTTGGCGTGACTGGACGGAAGAAGCCGATGCCGCAGGGCAGACCGATTTCTATGGCCTGCAAGCCTTGGCCTGCCGCTCGATGCTCGAAGGCGGCGAGTGCCTGATCCGGCTGCGCCCGCGCCGCGCCGAGGATGGTCTGTCCGTGCCCTTGCAGTTGCAACTGCTGGAGTCCGAGCATCTGCCGATCCACCTGAACACCGATTTGGCATCAGGTAACGTGGTGCGCTCGGGCATCGAGTTCGACAGTCTGGGCCGACGGGTGGCCTATCACCTGTACCGCGCGCACCCGGAAGACGGCCGGCTTGCGCCGATGTCGAATCAGGGCGGCATGGACACCGTGCGCGTCGACGCGCGCGAAATCGCCCACCTGTACCGGGTGCTGCGTCCGGGCCAGATTCGCGGCGAGCCGTGGCTGTCGCGCGCGCTGGTCAAACTCAATGAGCTCGATCAGTACGACGACGCCGAACTGGTGCGCAAAAAGACCGCCGCCATGTTCGCCGGCTTCGTCACGCGCCCCAACCCGGAAGACAACCTGATGGGCGAAGGCCAGGCCGATAGTGCAGGCATCGCGCTGGCTGGACTGGAGCCGGGCACCTTGCAATTGCTGGAACCGGGCGAGGACATCAAGTTCTCCGACCCTGCCGACGTCGGCGGCTCCTACGCCGAGTTTCTGCGCACGCAGTTTCGGGCCGTGGCTGCGGCCATCGGCATCACCTACGAACAGCTGACCGGCGACTTGACGGGAGTGAACTATTCCAGCATCCGTGCGGGGCTGCTGGAGTTTCGCCGCCGCTGCGAGATGTTGCAGCACTCGGTGCTGGTGCATCAGATGTGCCGTCCGGTCTGGGCGGCGTGGATGCGGCAGGCGGTGCTGGCGGGCGCGCTCGATGCGCCTGACTTTATGTCCGGCGATGCGCTGCGGCGGCGCCAATACAGCCAGGCCAAATGGATACCGCAGGGCTGGCAGTGGGTCGATCCCGAGAAGGAATACAAGGCCATGCTGCTGGCTATCCGTGCCGGTTTGATGAGCCGCTCGGAAGCCATCTCGGCGGGCGGCTACGACGCCGAGGACATCGACCGCGAAATCGCCGCCGACAACCGGCGCGCCGATGAACTGGGCCTGATCTTCGATTCCGACCCGCGCTACACGGCCAAGGGTAGCGCCAGTACGGAACCCGGCCGCAACGCGGCCGCACCCGACGCCACCAGTAGCGACGCCGTCGCCTGAGCGTTTCCCTGCAAGGATTCCCATGACCGTGCTGCCCCATCTGGCGGCGCGCCTGTTTGGCGTGCCGTTGGCGATTCATCGCCCGAAACTCGACATCATCGTCTCCGTGCTCGGCGCGCGTGTGGGACTGCCTGATCTGGCCGCGCCCGCAGGCTACACGCCACCCGTGCGCGATGCGCCGCCGGCCAGCGGCAAGATCGCCGTCATTCCGATCCACGGTACGCTGGTACGCCGCACCTCCGGCCTTGAAGCTGAATCGGGACTGGTGAGCTATACCGGCATCGCCGCACAACTGGATGCGGCCTTGGCCAGTCCCGAGGCCGCGGCCATCCTGCTCGATGTCGATTCGCCGGGCGGTGAATCGGGCGGTGTGTTTGATCTGGCCGGGCGCATCCGTGCGGCGGCACAAGTCAAACCAGTCTGGGCCGTGGCCAACGACATGGCCTTCTCGGCAGCCTACGCGTTGGCATCCGCCGCAAACAGGGTGTTTGTCGCCCGCACCGGCGGTGTCGGCTCGATAGGCGTGATCGCCATGCACGTCGATCAATCGGTCAAAGACGCACAGGACGGCCTGCGCTACAGCGCCGTGTTCGCAGGCGAGCGCAAGAACGACCTCAACCCGCACGCGCCGATCTCGGATGCCGCGCACGCGGCGCTGCAAGCCGAGGTGGATCGCCTCTACGGGCTGTTCGTCGAAACGGTCGCGCTGCATCGCGGCCTCGATGCCGGCGCCGTGCGCGCCACCGAAGCGGGCCTGTTCTTCGGCCCGGATGCCGTCGCGGCGGGCCTTGCCGATGCGGTGGGCAGCTTCGATGAAGCACTCGCGCAGCTCAACCAATCGCTTTCCCCACGCCCGATCCCGGCAGCTTCGGCCCGCCAGACGAGCCTTCTTCGCAACCACCCGATGGAGCTTTCCATGAATGAACGACCCGACCCCGCTGCGGTTGATCGGCCTCTTGCTGATCCTGTTGGCAATCCTGCTCAACCGCCCACCGCCGCCACGCTGAACGTGCTGGACGCCATCGAGATCGCGCAGACCTGCACGCTCGCCGGCCGCGCCGACCTGATCGCGGGCTTTCTCCAAACCCAGACCGCGCCCGCCACGGTGCGCACCCGTTTGCTGGCCGCGCAGGCTGAAACCAGCCCCGAAATCACCAGCCGCATCGCCCCCGATGCCGCGCGCCCTGCGCCCAGCAATCCGCTGATCGATGCGGCCAAGAACCTCGCGGCGCAATCCCACCGAAAGGACATTTGAAATGCCAGCCATCGCCGAATCGCTGAATCTGGGCGATCTGCTCAAGTACGAAGCGCCCAATCTCTACTCGCGTGATCGCGTCACGGTCGCCTCCGGCCAGAACCTGCCGCTGGGCATGGTCGTTGGCGTCGTTACGGCCACCGGCCAGTTCAAACGGATCGACCCGTCCGCCACCGACGGCACGCAGGCCGCCGCGGGCGTGTTGCTGCAAGCCATCGATGCCGCGCAGGCCGAGCGTGATGACGGCCTGATCGCCTGCCGCCACGCCATCGTTGCCGGCCACGCGCTGGCCTGGCCCGATGCCATCACCACTGCCGAACAACGCACCGCCATCGCGCAATTGAAGGCGCTGGGCGTGCTCGTCCGCCAAGGAGCCTGACCATGAACAACCCGTTTGCCAATCCGGCCTTCTCGATGGCCGCGCTGACTGCCGCCATCAACATCCTGCCCAATCGCTATGGGCGTCTGGAAGAGCTGAACCTGATGCCCGAAAAACCGGTGCGCCAGCGCCAGATCGTGGTCGAGGAAATGAACGGCGTGCTCAACCTGCTGCCCACACTGCCGCCGGGCTCGCCCGGCACCGTGGGCCTGCGCGGCAAGCGCAAGCTGCGCTCCTTCGTCGTGCCGCACATCCCGCACGATGACGTGGTGTTGCCCGAGGAAGTGCAAGGCATCCGCGCCTTCGGTTCGGAAACCGAAATCGAATCGGTTGCGGCGGTTGTCGCGCGCCATCTGGAGACGATGCGCAACAAGCACGCGATCACGCTGGAGCACCTGCGCATGGGCGCCCTCAAGGGCGTGATTCTCGATGCCGATGGCAGCGTTTTGGTGGATTTGTTCGATGCCTTCGAAATCGAGCAGACCACCATCGATTTCCCGTTCTCCAATGACAAGGCAGATGTCAAGGGCGCGTGCATCGCCTTGTTGGCGGCCATCGAAGAAAACTTGAAGGGCGAGTTCTCCACGGGCGTTCACGTTCTGTGCTCGCAGGAGTTTTTCGCGGCATTGACCCATCATCCCACCGTCAAAACCGCCTATGCCAACTGGCAAAACGGCTTGGTCTTGATCAACGACGTGCGCAAGGGGTTTACCTTCGGCGGCGTCACGTTCGAGGAATACCGGGGCAAGGCGGTTCATGCGGTGGGCGAGAAAACGCTCGTGCGCCGCTTCATCGCCGCTGGTGAGGCGCACGCCTTCCCATTGGGCACCATCGACACCTTCGGCACCTACTTCGCGCCCGCCGACTTCAACGAGACAGTGAACACGCTGGGCCAGCCGCTGTACGCCAAGCAGGAGCCGCGCAAGTTCGACCGGGGCACCGATCTGCACACGCAGTCCAACCCGCTGCCGATGTGCCACCGTCCCGGCGTGCTGGTCAAGCTGACGGCGGCGTGATGGCGCTGATCGAACGGCTGTACCAGTCCGCCACCCAAGCGGGCTTCACGGTGCGCTGCCGCTGGTTCCCGGCCAGTGGCGCGAAACCCAAGTCCCATCAGGTGGGTTTTACCGCACCGGATGACACCGTGCTCGACGGCATGGCGCTCAACACCGATTACGCGATCACGTACCCGGCGTCGGTGTTCGTGGGGCTGGCCGCACGTGACACGGTGGAGATCAAGCGCCTGCGCTATCAGGTGCGTGATGTCCGGGCCATTGGCGATGGCTCCGAAATGCGTGCCCGGCTCACGAGGCTTTGACCCGATGAGCGCCAACTCGATCCGCGAGCGCATCGTGCTCGCGGTGCTCGACGCTGTCCGCGTGCCGATGGCATCACTCGGGGCCACGCTGCACCGCTCGCCCACGGTGGCCATCAGCCGGGAGCAATCTCCGGCGCTGGTGGTGTTTCCCGAGTCCGACGCCATCACCGAACGCGCCAACGCTCGCGTGACGCGGGTGTTGACCGTGCGCCTGGTGGCGCTGGCCCGCGCCGTGCCGCCCGATGTTCCAGAAACGCAAGCCGACCGGCTGCTCACCGCAGCCCATGCCGCGCTGATGGCGGATGTGAATCTGGGCGGATTGGCTCTCGGTATCCGCGAGCAGGATTGCGAATGGGACGTGGAGGACGCCGACGCGGTCGCCGCCTCGATTCCCGCGCGCTACGCGATCACCTACCGCACGCTGACCCAAGACCTTTCAACGCCCGGATGACATCCATGACTTCCATCGTTTTGACCCGCCCGCACACCCACGCGGGCAAATCCTTCCAGGCAGGCGAGCAGCTCGATGTGGAAAACGCGACTGCCGATTGGCTCATCGCAGGCGGCATCGCGCGCCACGACCGCCAGCCTGTTTCCTGTCTGCCGCCATCGGAAGGGGACGGCAAGCCTCTCCAACCCAAAACCCACTCCCGCAAGGAATCCAAATCATGAGTACCTACGCCAGTTTCCAGGGCCGCGTCTTTCTCGGCAAACGCAATGCAGCGGGCCAGCCCATCGAAGTGCGCTCGCCCGGCAACGTCGCCGAGTTGAAACTCTCGCTCAAGACCGACGTGCTGGAGCACTACGAAAGCCAGACCGGCCAGCGTTCGCTCGATCACCGCATGGTCAAGCAGAAATCGGCTACCGTGAACCTGACCATCGAGGAGTTCACCAAAGAAAACCTCGCCTTGGCCCTTTACGGCAACCACATCACCAGCACGGGCGGCTCGGTCAGTGCCGAACCGATAGGCGGCGACACGCCCGTGATTGGCGACCGCTATTTCCTCGCGCACCCCAAGGTGTCGGCGCTGATCGTCACCGATTCGTCCAGCACGCCCACGCCATTGACGCTGGGCACGCACTACACGGCGGATACCGATTTCGGCGCCGTCCAGTTTCTGGACACCACGGGCTTGACCGCGCCGTTCAAGGCTGCCTACACCTACGGCACCACCACCGAGATCGGCATCTTCACGCAGCCGGTGCCCGAGCGGTATCTGCGCCTCGAAGGTATCAACACCGCGCAAGGCAACGCTAAGGTGCTGGTCGAGTTGTACCGCGCGGCCTTCGATCCGCTCAAGGAAATCTCCTTCATCTCGGACGACTACAACAAGTTTGAACTCGAAGGCTCGCTCTTGGCCGACAACACCAAGCCCTTCGATGCGGTACTGGGTCAATTCGGAAAGATCGTACAACTATGAACGATCTGGACAAACTCGTAGCGCAAGCCGTGGAGATCACGCTGGCCGGTGAAACCGTCGCCGTCAAACCGCTGAAAGTCGGGCAACTTCCCGCCTTTTTGCGGGCGATTACGCCGGTGATGCAGCAGATCGGCGGCGAGCGCATCGATTGGCTGGCGCTGTTTGGCGAACGCGGCGATGATTTGCTGACGGCGGTCGCCATCGCCACGGCCAAGCCGCGCGAGTGGATCGATGCGCTCGATGCCGACGAGGCGATTGTGCTGGCCGCCAAGGTGATCGAGGTGAACGCGGATTTTTTTACCCTCAAGGCGCTGCCGCGCCTGAACGGGCTGATCGCGCAAACCAGCGCGGTGGTGGCCACGGCTGGTTCGACGCCATCCAACACCTGATCGCCCACGGCCATCGGCTGCCCGACATCCTCGACTACACGCTGGCGCAGTTGCGCGGTTTCACCGCCGCTACGGTACGTGAGGACGCCGCGCGCGATGCGCGGCTGCTCTCGCTGATCGCCATCGGCACGCGCGGCGACTCACGCCACCTCGACAACACCCTCGACAGACTCCAAGACCGTGCGCATCTCGGTTCGTATCGATAGTCAGGCCGCGCAAGCGCAACTGCGTCAGTGGGGCGGCCAGTTCCGCGACAAGGTCAAGAAGGCCGTAGCGCGCGGCATCGCCAGCGAGGCTGCCGATCTCAAACAGGACGTGCGAATCCACGTTGCGGGCCAAATGGCGGTAGTCAAACAATCCTTCGTCAAGGGCTTTACGGCCAAGGTGCTCGACAAGGACAAGGATCGCCTGCCCGCGCTTTATGTGGGTTCGCGCATTCCGTGGTCAGGCATTCATGAACATGGCGGTCAGATCGCGGGCCGGATGCTGATCCCGCTGCACGGACGCGTGGGCCGCAAACGCTTCAAGGCACAAGTTGATGCGCTGATGCGCGGCGGCAATGCGTATTTCATCAAGAACGCCAAGGGGAACATCGTGCTGATGGCCGAGAACATTGCCGAGCACGAGCGCGCGCTGTCCGGTTTCAAGCGCCGCTACCGCAAGGCCGAAGGCATCAAGAAGCTCAAGCGCGGCGCGGCCATTCCTATCGCCGTGCTGGTGCCGCGCGTGGCCCTCAAAAAGCGCCTGAACGTCGAACACATCGCCGCAGGCCGCATTCCGCGCCTGACCGCGGCCATCGAAGAACAGATTCGCGCGCTGGATTGACATGGCCAACCGGATCTCCGTTCTCGTCGCGCTCGAAGGCGCGGACGAGGGACTCAAACGCGCCATCATGTCCGCCGAGCGCAGTCTGGGCGAATTGGCGGCCAGTGCCAAGACGGCGGGCGACAAGGCCGCCGCCGGGATGGCCGAGGTCAAAGCCGGAATGTCGGCCTTCGGCGATCAAATATCCCAGGCCAAGACGCAACTGCTGGCGTTTCTGACGATCAACTGGGCGGTGGGCAAAGTGCAGGAGATCATCCAGATCGCCGATGCCTGGGCCACGATGTCGGCGCGGTTGAAGCTGGTGACCGCCGGGCAGCGCGAATACGCCGTTGCGCAGAAGGAGCTGTTTGCCATCACCCAGCGCATGGGCGCGCCGATTCAGGAAACCGCCACCTTGTACGGCAAACTCCAGCAGGCCGTGCGCATGCTCGGTGGCGAGCAGCGCGACGCGCTGACGCTCACCGAGAGCATCTCGCAGGCGCTGGCGCTGTCGGGCACCTCGGCGGATGAGGCGCAGTCGGCGCTGGCCAAGCTCTCGCAGGCGCTGGCTTCGGGTGGCCTGCGCGGCAAGGAGTTCAATGCCATCGTCGCAGCCAGCCCGCGCTTGGCGCTAGCCCTGGCCGATGGCCTGAATGTGCCCATCGGGCGCTTGCGCGTGCTGGCCGAGCAAGGGCGGCTCACCGCCGATGAGGTGGTGGGCGCGCTGATGAGCCAGAAAGACAAACTCGCCAGCGAATACGCCCAGCTTCCGGTCACGGTGGGTCAAGCCTTCACGCGATTGACCAATGCCTTCGGCCAGTGGATCAGCCGTCTGGACGAATCCACCGGTTTCACCGCAAAACTGGCGCAGGCGCTGACGTGGCTTTCGGAAAATCTCGACACGGTGATGAAATGGCTCGCCCGCATCGCCGAGGTTGGCCTTGGCGTGTTGATCTATCGCTTGATCCCGGCGCTCATCATCGCGTGGCAGACGGCGGGCGCGGCGGCGGTGACAGCGGCCAATACCACGGCAGCGGCCTGGGCGACGGCGAATCTGTCGTTGACCAATGCCATCGCCACGGCCGGCAAACTGCGCGTGGCCTTCGGCGTGCTGGGTGCATTCCTGCTCGGCTGGGAGATCGGGACGTGGCTGTCGGAGAAGTTCGAGATTGTGCGCAAGGCAGGGATCTTCATGGTCGAGATACTGATGAGGGGCATCGAACAGTTGCGCTTTCACTGGGAGGTGTTTGCCGCCATCTTCACCTCCGACACCATCGCCCAAGCGACCGAACGCCACAATCAGCGGCTCGTGGAGATGAACCGCATCTTCGCCGAGATGTATGCGGACGCCAGCGAGGGCGCGAACGCCGCCAAGGGAGCGATGAACACCGCCGCCAGCGCCGCCGAGGAAATCGCCCGGCGCCTCGAAGCCGTGCGCCAGGGCACGCAGGAAGCGGTCGGGCGCGGCATCGAAGCGGTGCATGGCGCGCTGGAAAAGCTCAAAGGCCGTCTCGGCGAAGTCGAGCAGTCGGCCGGCAAGGCGCAAGCCAGCGTAAATGACGCCACCGCAAAGATGGCCGAAGCGTACAAAGGGCTGACGGCGCAGATCGAAGCCAGCTTGTCGCAGCAGGTGCTGGCGGTCAAAAACCGCTACGAGCAAGAAAAGGCGGAACTCGAACTCAAGCACCAATCCGAGACCGCGAAGATCACGCAGGCCACGCAACTGCTCACCGATGCCCTGACCCAGCAGACGGCGCTGCGCCGCACGGCCACCACCGAAACGTTGGGCCTGATCGATCAGGAGTCACAAGCCCGGCGCGAGGCGGCAGCGCGGCAGGGGCAAACCGAGATCGAACGCGCGGCCAACGTGCAGCGCGTCGAGAACGACATCCTCGCCGCCAAGCGCCAGACCTTGGCGCAGGCGCTGGGTGAATACCGCCAGCACATCGACGCGCTTAATGCCGAGGCGAATCGGCATCTGACCGAAGTGGAACGCATCGAACAGGCCAAACGCCAGTTGTCGATGACGACGGAGGAGCGCATCCGCGACATCCAGCGCCAGGGCATGAGCGAGTTCGAGGCCACCGAGGATCGCAAACGCCAGATCGCCGAGATGCAGGAGCAAGCGCGCACGGCGCTGGCCCATGGCGAACTGGAACTGGCACGCCAGCTGGCGCAAAAAGCAATGGACATGGCCGCGCAGGTGGCCAGCAGCCAGACCAACGAGGCCAAGCGAAGCGAAGAGGCGCGCAAGCAGTCCGAGCAGGCCGTCACGCAGGCCGCGCAACTGCAAGCCCAGGCCCGCGAGGCGCGGCAGCGGCAGGAATACGATCAGGCCAATGCGCTGGAGCAGCAGGCGGCCAAACTGCGCGCCGATGCCGCGCAGAAAGCGCGCGACGCCGACACGCAGGCCGCGCAGGGCAAGCAAGGCGTGCAGGACGCCATCGACCGCATCCGCCAGTCCGAGGATATTCTCAACCGATCCCTGGATGCCGAGGCCAGCGCGCACCGCACGGCGGCGCAGGAAGCTGCCAGCGCGCGCAACGAAATCGCCCGCACGCTGGCACAGACCCAAACGCAAATCGACGAAATCAGCGCCAAACTCCGCGACGGGCTGAAGCTCACGCTCGACGCCGACACCTCGCGTTTCGATCAGGCGCTGCGCGAACTCGACGCGGCGCTGGCCGAAAAGCAATACCTGCTGCAAATTCAGGCCGATTTGCAGGCCGCGGAGAAAAAGCTCAAGGAATACGAACAACTGCTCAAGGAAGGCAAAACCCTGCCGGTCGATGCCGACGTCAGCCAGGCGCGCGCGGCGCTGGAGCGGCTCAAGAGCTATGCCGAGCAGAACGCGCAGTTCGAGTTGAAGCTGACCACCGAAAAAGCGCAGGCGGCGATCGGCCATGTCGAACGCCAGATCAGCGCGCTGGGCCAGTTGCAGACCGAATCGCGCCACCTCGTGAGCAGCAATGCCGATGCCGCGCGCGCCGAGATTCAGAGCCTGAACGGCATGAACACCTCGAGCACGCACACGATCTACGTGCAGCGCGTCGAGGCCAACGCCTCCGGCGGGTTGGTCGGCGGCGTGCGGCGCTTTGCTGACGGAGGCGCGGTTGCGCCAGCCTTCCCTCGCATGACCGGCGGCACCGTGCCCGGCTCCGGCAATCACGACAGCGTGCCGCGTACCCTGGAAGCGGGTGCCTTCGTGATCCGCAAGGCGGCGGTGCGCAAGTATGGCGTGAATCGGCTGGCCGACTTGGCCCGTGGCGTGGCGCGCTTTGCGGCCGGCGGCAGTGTCGGGGTGTCCGGGCGCGCCCAGCCGTCCGATAAGGCCACGGCCGATACGGCCCATCAGGATACCGCCCCCAAACGCAACCGCGAGGTCGTCCAGACCCTGAAGATGATCGATTTGGGCTTGCAGGGCATGGACGAGTACACCGGTTGGCTCGACAGCAAGTACGGCGCGATGATCAGCTTGGGCAATCACCGCAAAACCATGGGCCGCTACAGCCAGCTGGCCCAGCGGGATCGGCGCATATTGGAAAGTTTGGTGGAGCGCAAGACCCTGACCGGCAACGAACATCAGGATCTGCAGCGTATCCAGCGGACTTGGCGGCAGGCCATGTCCCAGCCGCTGATTTTTGGGAAAGATCTTGAACGCGAGCTGATCGATTACATGGACAGCCTGGACGGCCAGTTCTTCGCGCGCGGCGGGTTGGCCACTTCCGACACGGTGCCCGCGCTGCTCACGCCCGGCGAGTTCGTGGTCAACCGCGGCGCGGTCGCGCGGCTGGGCGCGGGCTTCTTTGAGGCGATCAACAACCTATCGGCGCCCGCGCAGGCCCTGGCGGGCCGGGCGTTGGCCAGCGTGCAGGGCTTTGCCAGTGGGGGCTTGGTATCGCCTATCGGGGCGAATTTGCCGCGTCCGGCGCTGTCTGATGCCGCCGCGCCCACGCGCACCGTGCGCGTCGAACTGGCGGCGGGCGGCAGCCAGGTCAACGCCAGCATCGATGTCCGCGACGAAACACGCTTGTTGCAACTGCTGGACGCGGCGCGCACCCGCACGGTCTGAGTTTGATCACGATGCAACTGAAGAACCTCGCCACCGGGGTGGCTTTGCCATTGCCGGGCGACTTGCTGTGGCGTGACGAGCATGCCTGGTCGCCTGCCGTCGCATCGGTGTCGTATCTGCTCACCGGCGCGCTGTTGGTGCAATCGGCCACGCGCCAAGCGGGCCGCCCGATCACGCTGGCCGGTCCACCGGACATGGCGTGGGTGACGCGCGCGATGGTCACGACCCTGCACGACTGGGCCGCCGCGCCGCTGTCGGCCAGCACGGGCCGCTTTGAACTCACGCTCACCGATGCACGCGTGTTCACCGTGGCCTTCCGCCATGCCGACAGCGCCGTCGAGGCCGAACCCGTGCTGGGCTTTCCGGCGCGCGCCGATACCGATTTTTACCGCATCACCTTGCGGTTGATGCAGATTTGATCCACTGGAGATTTCCATGCCCATTCTTGCAGGCGACGTCAAACTGGTGGCCAGCCAGGTGATGGACGACGTCGCCGAAGGCGGCGGCGCGCCCACTGCCACCGTCATCGCCGATGGCGCGAGCAATGCCTTGTTTAACGACATCTCGGAGCTCGACCGCGCAGGCGGGCGGGTGAACCTGCGCAAGGTGTTCGCCAGTATCCAGACTGAAAGTACCGACACCTATCTGGGCGCTAACGTGGTGGTGTCCGATCCTCCCGGCGATCCGCGCGTGGCGGTCACCATCTTTTCCACCGGCTCGGTGTTCGACCGCCGCACCAACGCCCGCGACCGCATCGAGGCGTATCTCAACAAAGGGTCACTGTGGAACGGCTATCTGCTGGAGAACCACATTACCGGCCAGCGCAGCATCCAGTTGTTCCAGCGCCCCGGTGCGGCGCTGCCGGCCATCGGCAAAACCTTGTTCCTGGTGATGAATGAGGGGTTGGCCGGTGAGTATTCCCAATACGTGCGCATCACCCGCATTGCCTCGGAAACGCGCACCTTCAGCTACGGCTCGGGCGGCAGCGTCACCGACTATCAGGCGGTGGTCGCGACCTGTGATTTGTCGGACGCGTTGCGCTACGATTTTCCGGGCTCGCCGCCGGATCGCTTGTTCACGATGGCCACCGGCAAGACCAAGACCCGCGATACCGTGGTGGCCGACGCCGCCAAGTATTGCGGGGTGGTCAAGACGACCCAGCCGGTGGCCATCGGCGACGTCGCCGCCAGCGTCTCGAGTGTGTTCACGCAACTGGTGCCCTCGGCACAAACCGAAACGCCGTTGCTCGATCTGACGGCTGGCGGCACATCGGAGGCCCTGATCGAGTCCGGCAACGGCACGGTGTCCTACACCACCTCGGCGGCGTTCAACTCGGCGACGGTACTGTCGGTGGGCAATGCCATCCAGCCCGGATCGCTGTCCATCACGGTCAGCGGCGCGACGCTCACTGACAACGGTGGCGATCTGATGTCGGGCGCCACCGTGGTGGGCACGATCAATTACGGCCGTGGCCAGGTTGCTCTGGCTTCGAGCGCGCCGACGTATTCCGGCAGCAAGACCATCAGCTTCCGGCCCGCCGCCGCGCCGATCCGCGTGGCCGATACGGCGGGCGTGCGGGTGGATATCGAAAACCGCTCCTACAACTACATCCTGACCATCATTCCCGGTCCGTCGCCCGGCACCTTGCAGGTGAGCTATCGCGCGCAAGGCCAGTGGTATGACTTGCGCGACAACGGCGCGGGCGTTTTGAAGGGAACCAGTCCGGAATACGGCGTCGGTACCGTCAATTACGTTTCCGGCACCGTGGCGGTAACACTGGGCGCGCTGCCCGATGTCGGCAGCGAGATCGTCTATGCATGGGGCGCCAAGGCCAGCTATTTCAACCGCTCCGGCAGCAGCATTGCAGCGCCGTCGGTGGCGTTGCAGTTGTCGAACGCGGGCGTGACGCCGGGATCGGTGGCGATTACCTGGAATGACGGCAGCGCCAGAACCGCCAGTGATGATGGCAAGGGATCGATTACCGGCAACGCCACGGGCAGCATCAATTACCAGACCGGCCTGATCCAGATGACGCCCACGGCACTGCCCGCAGGCGGGCAAACCTACAGCGTCGCTTACACCTGGGGGCCGCCCAGCGAGGAGGTGTTTCATGCGCCGCTGCGCAACGGCGATGGCAGCCTCGACGTCTCGCTTGCCTTCGGCGGCCTGATCCCCGGCACGGTCGAACTGGAATGGAACCTGCTGGCCAATCTGTACGAGTACATCTCGACCACGCCCGCCGAATTGCAGGTCAGCCGCGCCGTCGATCCGGTCAAGATCGTCCGGGACAACGGTTCGGGCGTGCTGCGCGATCCGCAGGGCGCAACCTTTGGCACGGTGGATTACGCCACCGGCGTCATGCACTGGCTGCCGGACACCACCGTCCGCATCCCCGTGGCGCGCTACACCGTCACCCAGATCGGCTGGACGCGGGGCAGTAACGCACCCGTTGCGGTGTACCGCAACCTGTTCTCGCATTGGGAATACATCACGGCGGGCGCGTCGATGCCGGTGGATGAAAGCGGCCTGGCCAAGGTACGCTACCGCGCGGCGGGCACATCCAATGCCGTTACCGACAGTTTCACGGCCGGGGCGCTGGCAATTGATCTGACGCCCAGCTTTGCCGAAAACATCGTGCCCGGCAGCATCAACTTCACGCTGGGCGGCAAGATTTATTTCGACCGGCTGGGCAGCCTGT